TTACATTGCACTTATTATTTGTGTTGCTTTTGCGTCTTCTTCTTTGTATGTTTCTTCAAGTAAATGTGAATAAAATTCAGTAGTAACTGATATATTTTTGTGTCCTAGTCTTTTCGAAATGTAATATATAGAAATGCCTTTGGCTAATAAATATGAACAGTGAGTGTGACGTAGTGCATGCGAAGTAATCTCTTTGATACCTAGATTGTTGCAATATACTTTCAAACGTTTATTAACTGCGTTGTTTGTTAATTCTCCAAATACAGTACCGTCGATAGTTCTAGGTAACTGATCAATAGACTTAATGATATGGTTCATGTCTTTTTTACTAATAGACACGTAACGTGGTGACGAATCTGTTTTATGCTCATCAATATAAATTTCGCTTTTAACTTGATTGATATAATCTCGTTTTAGATTCAAAGCACCACTTATGCGACAACCAGTACAAATCATGATGAATAGTACAAGGGACGACGCGTTATCTTTAGTCATCAAATGCTTTTTTAACACTTCATAATCTTTTAGGTTAATGTACTTACTATCTTCACTTTTGTTTGGGTTACTAGCTCTATAACTCACTTTAAAAGTAGGGTTCTTTACTATAAGCCCTTCGTATACTGCATCATCTAACGATGTTCTAATATAGCCATTTAATTTTCTTATTGACTCCTTAGAATGATTTTTCGAAAACTCATTTATAAAGTCTTGATAGTGATATCTGGATAAGTCTTTTAGTTTCTTTTTGCCGATAGGATGATTGTTGATATGTTCAATTGCAGAAGAATAGGACTTATATGTTTTAGGTGTCACTGTTGATTTCTTAAACGTTTCACACCACGTTTTAAAATAGTCATACAGGGTTAAATTAGGTTCGTATTCAATACCTTGCTTTAATTCATTTAACTTATCTAACCCTGCAGAATTAGCCTCTCTCTTTGTTCTAAAACCTTTCTTTCGATATCTCTTACCCTCATATTTAAACTCATATTGCCATTTTTTACCGTCATAACATCGTGTTTGCATGCTATCCCTCCTAAAAAAAGGTAAAAAAATAATAAGGGTAGGCGGACTACCCCAATATTTATTTGCTGTACTTTTGTTCGTAATAATTTATAGCATCCAGTACTTGTTGTGCGTCATCACCTTGATAAGTACCTTTTAAAATTTCATTTCTTGTTTGCATTTCTCCTGAAGACAATCCACCACCAGTATTTTTTCTCCATTCTTGGTTAGGCATGTTCATATATGGATTATTAGGGTCATAACCATCTCCTTGAGAACTTTGTTGTGAACCTTGTTGAGCACGTTGTTTTTCTTCTGGTGTCCAATCGTCATCAGTTGAAACCGGGTGACTGGCATTGTATTCGTCACTGTGTTTTGTGCTATCATACTCATTGTTTTGTTGCGTTTGTTGTTCCTGAGTTGCCGCTTGTTGTGTCTGCTGTTGTTCTTGTGTGTTAGTTTGCTGTTCTTGTGACTGTTCTTGGCTATTTTGATTCTCTTCATTTGAAGATTTTTCTTTATCTTCTTTCTTTTTATCTTTATCCTTTGACTTGTCTTTATCTTTATTAGGATCATTCGATTTTGTTTCTGATTTAGAATCAGAATCGTTGTTAGATGTGTCATCGTTACCACAAGCGCCTAATACTAATAAACTACTAAATAATAAAACTAAAAACTTTTTCATGTGTATCTCTCCTTATTCTATATCTTTATATTCAAACACTCGTAATGGTTCAAATTGAATAACGTATTTACCATATCGAGTATTAGTATCCGTATTCTGTTCTCATTATACGGTTATATTCCTCCATTTGTTCTCCTAGCATTTCGTCTAAAAATGACATATACGTTTCCATGTGTCTATGTTCAAACATAGAAATATAATTTTCTAAACCACTATCCATGTGTTCATCAAAAATATCTAAAGCTACTTTTGCAGCTTGATAACTAATTTTGAACAGATCAGCCGCATCACCAACGTTCAATACATTTCGATATTTGTATCTTATATTAAGTGGAAATAAGAGGCATGAAGCAAAAGAATTAGCTTCATATTCTTCTAAATTAGTTCGTTGTGTATCTTGAAGAATAGGTGTTTTCTTGTAGCTCATACCGTCATGTTCCATAATGTAGTGTCCATATTCATGAGCTAATGTAAAACGTAATCTTCTATTATAAACATTTTCATTATAGATAATGGCAAACTTATTTCCTTTTTTAATATGAAAAGCCTCATCAGAACCTCCGTAAGTTTGTAGCTCGTTTAAAGAATAACCTGTAATGTCACAAAACTCTTTAAATGTAAACAATTCCACATTACTATCATTTTCTATTATTTCTTTAATAGGCAAAGGGAATTCATCTATGTAATTAGTTTCAATTAATGCATTGACAGCTCTTGCAGCTTTTAAAAATGAATTTTGATATACAAAATGCACAATAAAATCCCCTTTATTTATCTTTAGTATATTCATCCCAATTATCGAAGAAAGTTTCAAACATTTTTAACGCTTTTTCTCTATCTTCTTTTGTCATATTCTTAACTCCACGATGCATGATGCGAATTTCTTCATCTTCTTGTTCGCCAGTGTATTCATCTTTTTCTCTACCTAATAAGTAGTCAACAGATACGTCGAAGTAGTCGGCTACAAGTTGAACTTTATTAATTCCAGGAACTTGTCTTCTCCACTTAGTTATTTGTCCGTTAGATAATCCGATTCTTCTTTCTAATTCTGCAACCGTAATCCCTTGTTGTTGACATAAAAATCTGATTTTTTGAACTATATCCATTGTTTTTCTCCTTATTAAACCAAAATAAATTATCCAAAAAGATATTTTTAGTTTGACAATTATCCAAAAAGATAATATACTATGGTTACGCTAATTGTTAAGCCAATAAAAAACACAAAACTTATAACGTTGGGGAACGTTGATATAACAGCACTTTGTTATGTCTTATTTAGCTATGCTTATATATTAGCACATTGGATAATTTAATTCAATATTTATCCAATAATATTATCCAAAAGGAAGTGAAAAATCATGGCAACAACAGAATTCGGCATGAAAGTAAGAATGGAATTACTTAAGCGTAACATCACGAATAAACAACTTGCAGACATGTTAGGTATCTCAAGTGCTTACTTATCAGACATCTTGCGTGGACGTAGAGATGCATTTGAACAAAAGAAACGTATTGCAAAAATCTTAGAAATCAAAGAAGAGGTGAAGAATTAATGAATGAATTACAAGTTTTTCAGAATTCACAGTTTGGAAATTTGGAAATCTTAACTTTTGAAGGTAAGGAATGGTTTCCAGCAATTCAAGTAGCAGAAATTTTAGGATATGCAAACCCCCGTGATGCAATTAGTCGTCACACTAAAAATAAGGGGGTCGTAAATCACGACGTCCTTTCCAATGGTGGAGTACAGCGTAAGAAATTCATTGATGAAGGTAATTTATATAGATTAATCACACGCTCTAAATTGCCACAAGCAGATGAATTTGAAGAATGGGTGTTTGAAGATGTTCTACCTTCAATTCGCAAACATGGACTGTACGCAACGGATAACGTAATCGAAAATACATTAAATAATCCAGATTATATTATCAATATTCTAACTGAGTATAAGAAAGAGAAAGAACATAATTTAACGCTCGAACAACAAATCAAAGACAACAAACCTAAAGTACTATTCGCAGATTCAGTTGCTGGTAGTGATAATTCAATACTCGTAGGAGAATTAGCGAAATTACTTAAACAAAACGGTGTTGATGTTGGACAAAACAGATTATTCAAATGGTTAAGAAACAATGGTTACTTAATTAAAAAGAGTGGAGAGAGCTATAACTTACCAACTCAAAAAAGTATGGATTTAGAAATATTAGATATAAAGAAACGTGTAATTAACAATCCTGATGGATCTAGCAAAATTACACGTACACCAAAAGTAACTGGCAAAGGTCAACAATATTTTATTAACAAGTTTTTAAGTGAGGAGGCACACTAAAAGATATTCAACTGTATTCAAACCCTTTTCTTTAAAGGATAACAACATTACACACGAAAGGAGTGTTAATAAATGGAACAAGAATACAAATACTTTTTAGATGTTAAAGGTTTTGTCGAAGTAAGCGGTCTTTCGAAAGATGATTTCGAAAAGAAAGTTGCTAAGATACAAGAATTTAAAAAATTTATCTATAAATTTGAAGATAGTCGCAAACGTTACATCAAAGTTAAACCGGCATTGGATTTTATCGAAAATAATTTGATGATTAGCGAAACTGATTTATAAAGGGGTGATAAGAAATGACTAACAAAGACAAAACAACCATAATTGCAGGAATGATGTTCAACGTAACATTTTTCTTAGCAATGATGCTAAACATCTTCATCACAAACGCAATAGCGATTGCAATGGTTGCATCAACAGTAACGTATTTATTCTTTGACAAACTGTTTTACGCACAAAAAAAGACTGAAAGTCGCTGCAACGACTAACAGTCAAACACTTAACAAAAATTTCATCTTAATCATATAACGGGAGGCACATATATGCAAGAGGTAACTATATCTTTAAAAGAATATAACAACTTGCTAAAAGATAGCAAAGACTTAGTTTTAATCAGTTTAGAAAACAAACATCTAAAAAGACAACTAGATACTGCTAAAGAGCATATTAAAGATTTAAACGACAATATCAATTTATATATTACCCTGTATCAAAGCGCTGATGCTAGAGCAGACAGGGCTGACCAACGATGGGGGGGAGTACGTGAATGCAAGAGCCAATATTAAATTGTGAAGTAGAGTATCGCATTAAAGATAATTACTTTGGGCGCTGGATCACTAATAAACCTACTGCTCAAGAATATGCTAATTACAATGCTTTAAGACGTAATGCTCGTAAATTCGATGGTTTGCAAGATATAGACATTGACTGGGATAAACACTTGATTGAAGTATCGACAATCGAAACGAAAGAAACGCGTAAAGTATACAATTTTGAAGATTTGGAGGAGGTAAACAATGACGTTTAATATATCGAGCGCCAAAGATATTACAACAGACAAATCAACGTATCTCATCTATGCGAAACCTGGAACAGGGAAAACACACACAATTAATTTCTTACCCGGTAAAACACTCTATATCAATGTAGATAAATCAGAACGACCTTTAAAAGGCAATGAGAACATCGACATTCTGAATTTTAATACCCATGATGCATGGGAAGAGTGGGGCGAGTTGATGAAATGGTTTAACGATAACAAAGATATAGTTAATCAATACGACACGATTGTCATCGACAATATATCAGAGTTGTTCCGTTCAATGCTCGCTAATTTAGGGCGTAACGGTAAGAACGAACGTGTACCCGAAATGTCACATTATCAACGTGTAGACTTCTTTACGATTGATAGCTTGCGTTTCCTGCAATCTCTAGGAAAACGACTTGTATTTCTTGCTTGGGAAACGAACTTTGAAAACTACACTCCAGCAGGTCAACAAATAACGCAAGCAGTACCAGATATACGTAAAACCATTCGTGATAATGTCGCAGGGCTTTGCCAAGTGGTTGCTCGGTTAGTTTTCAATGAAAAATCAGGCAAACGTGGTTTTATCTTAAGTCCTAGCAACAATGTATTTGCTAAAAATCAACTAGATAATAGAGAGCATTGCTTGCAAGAAGAATTGTTTAAAGTCGGTGATGTGGATGGCGGAGTTTAAACTCTACGACTACCAAGAAAAACTTGTAGATCAAGCTAGACACATCTTATTAGATAAACCAGGCGTACTGATACAAAGCCCGCCCGGAAGTGGTAAGTCAGTGATGATTGCCGAAGTCGTCAAAAATGCAGTGAACAAGGGGAGTCACATTCTGTTTATTGTTCATCGTAAAGAATTGAGTTATCAAATCGAGAATACTTTAAAAAAACATGGTGTTGATTTAACTCATGTAGATATCCTTTCAGAAAAACGTGCAAAAAACATAATGCATAAGCTGACACCACCTAAGATCATTGTTACTGACGAAACACATCACAGTAGAGCAAAGACGTACAAAGATATTTACGATTACTTTCCTAACGCTTTGCGAGTTGGGTTCACTGCAACACCGTGGCGAGCAAACGGTAAAGGGTTTACAGATATTTACGATGTAATGGTTAAAGGTCCATCAGTTGAGTGGTTAATAAAAAATAACAAACTTGCAGACTATGATTACAAAAGTGTTGTACTTGCTGATGAAAGTAAATTAAAAAAATCAAGTACAGGCGACTACACAAAGAAGTCAATGGATAATGCCATACCTAAAGCGATATACGGCAATATTGTTGAGAATTATATAAAGTTTGCTAACGGTCAAAAAACAATACTTTATGCCCACAGTGTTGAGACGAGTAAAGATATTGCAGAACAATTTAGAAATGCAGGTATCAATGCAGAACATGCAGACGCTAAAACAAGTGCAAACGAGCGTGACAGAATTATGTCCGATTTTAAAAACGGCACTATCAAAGTTTTATGCAATGTTGATTTAATCTCTGAAGGTTTTGACGTTCCAGATTGTACGTGTGTCATTTTAGCACGTCCTACTGACTCACTTGTTTTATTTATGCAGCAAGCTATGCGGTCCATGCGTTATCAACCTAACAAAAAAGCACTAATTATTGATCATGTCGGGAACTACGCTAGACATGGTTTACCCGATACTCCTCATGATTGGAGTAAATATTTTAAAGGCTACAAAAAGAAGCGTAGTAAAAAAGAAAATGACGCACCTGCATTAGCAGAATGTACAGAATGTTTTACAGTTTTTGAAAGTAAATTAAAACAATGCCCCAATTGTGGTCATGAATTAGAACTTGAAGAGCAAAAAGGTTTAGAACAAAAAGATGCAGAGCTAACCGACATCAAACCGTTTAAAGTTGATTACACACTTAAACGATATAGTAAAGATTTAAAAGATAAGAAGGATTTAAAGTCACTAGAAGATTATTACCTCTATACAAAAGCAAATAACTATAAAGAATCATGGATTAAATTTAATCATCCATATTACAAACAAGCACCATTCCCAGTCTTATACGCAGACTTAAAACCAATTAAACAAAAATATAATTATTAAGGAGATTTATTATTATGACATTATTTACAACGGATTATTCAAACTTAGAAAGTAACGACTTTTCACCACTACCTGAAGGTGAATACGAAGTAATTATCAAGAGTGCTACTGAACGTGCAACTAAAAACGGTAAAGAAGAAACACAACTTCAATTGGTAGTTAGAAATGATTTAAAGAAAACATCAGAACTACAAGCTAAATATGCAAATAGAGTGATTTTCGTTGATGAATGGAAACGCACAATCGATGGTCAATATAAATATAAAATGGATAACTTCATGCACTATTTAAACGGTATAGGTGTGCCAGAGGGTACTGCAATTGAAAGTATTGAGCAACTACTTGGAATGTTCAGAGGTAAACCAGTCAGAGTGTTTGTAAAACAAGAAGAGAACGAATATAAAGGTGAAAAGCAAATCGTCAATCGTGTAGCGCCATGGAACTTTAAAAATACTAAATTCCCACAAGTGAACCATGAGTGGAAGTCAGATGATAAACCAGAACAAAATGCGTTTGCAGGTGGTGTAGATTTAAACAATGATGAATATCCTTTCTAATATTCCAGATGAATTAAAACGACTTAATAACTGGTGTGTGTGGAAATTTGAAAAGCGTAATGGTAAACGTACAAAAATACCTTTTAATGCCGAAACTGGTGAGTTCGCTAAATCAAATGATAAAAGCACATGGTCTAGTTATGAAACAGCAGTTAATGCCGAAGGTGTCGACGGTATAGGGTTCTTTTTTGAACCCCCATACCTTGGCATTGATATTGATGATATTGATGATGATCTTCATAGATTTAAACAAGGCGATAAATTAGACAATATTGTTAGCGAATTTAACGAAGCTTTCAAAAGTTATACAGAAGTCAGTCCAAGTGGTAACGGCTTGCACATTATTGTAAAAGGTAAGATACCCGGCACTCGTCGCCGTAAAGGCAATATTGAAATGTACGATAGCGGTCGTTTTTTTACCATGACAGGTAAGTCCATCGGTAAATATAAAGATGTAACGGAAGTATCAAAGCAAGTATTCAAAACAATCTATGATAAGTATTTGCCAGATAACACAGTACAGTATCCAACTACAAACAATTATCAACAAAATATCCACAATTTATCAGAAATCGATGTTATCAATGAAATCTACAAATCAAAGCAAGCTAAATTATTTGATGACTTAATGAAAGGTAACTACGAGCCTTATTACACCTCTCACTCGGAAGCAGATATGGCACTTGCAAATATACTAGCTTTCTGGTGTGCCAAAGATTACTCGCAAATGGATAGTATTTTTAGACAGTCAAATCTATACCGTGATAAGTGGGATGAAAAACGAAAGAACTCCACATACGGGGAACAAACTTTATTCAAAGCAATTAATGAAGCTAACAATATTTATACTCCTAAGCAGCAAACAGATGACAACCCACTTAGATATGCATTAAGTAAATTATTTGATAATCAAGAAGAAACAAAAGAATATCCAATTCGAAGCTATGACGATACAGGTAATGCAGACCGATTTATAGATAGATATGGCAACCTTTACAAATATAGTTATATTGCCAATAAATTTTATATCTATGACGGTATGAAATGGAAGATTGATGATAAAGGGTCAATTCGTAAATTAATCGATGAAATGATTGAAAGTATTAAAAACGAAAAAGTACTTCATAGCGAAGATGTAACAGAAGAAGAAGCTAGAGAAGTCTTTCAAAAATATTATAAAAAGACACGTGGCACTCAAGCTAAAAAGAACATCATGAATGAACTCATGCACCGACGACCTGCTACACCTGATGACTTTGATAGAGACGACATGCTTATAAATGTCGCAAATGGTTATATCGATTTAACTTCAAGAGAACTTTATAAACATGATATCAATAAAATGTTTTCACAAATTACTAACACTGATTATACAGAAAAAATGCAACCAGCAGTGTGGTTAGATTTCTTGAACGATATTTTTGCGGGTAATCAAAAAGTTATTCGATACATTCAAAAAGCATTAGGTTATTCGCTTACTGGTAGTACAAGAGAACAAATCATGTTCATTCTATTTGGTAAGGGTCGTAATGGTAAAAGTATCTTTGTAGAAGTTATTTCTGAAATACTTGGAGACTATTCCAACAACATGCAAGCAAAGTCATTAATGGTAAAGAAAAATGACAATGTAAACACAGATATTGCTCGTTTGAGTAAAGCAAGATTTGTCACAAGTTCTGAACCTAATGAAGGCTTTAGATTTGATGAAGGTTTAATTAAACAGTTAACTGGTGGCGATAAAGTAACTGCGCGTTTCTTGTATGCTGAAGAATTTGAATATACACCTAAATTTAAAATATGGGTGTCTACTAACCACAAGCCGATTATTAGAGGAACAGATGACGGTATTTGGAGAAGGTTAGTTTTAATTCCATTCGATGTACAAATACCTGAAGAAAAAGTCGATAAAGATCTCAAGTATAAATTACTAAGAGAAGCACCGGCGATTTTAAATTGGATGGCCGAAGGTGCCTATATGTGGATGCAGGAAGGCTTAGAAATGCCGGATAAGTTGAAAGCAGCAAGTAAAGCGTATCGTACTGAAATGGACGTTATCGAACAGTTTATTGAAGATGAATGCAAACGAGTAGATGACGGCAGAGTTAAGGCAAATGAATTGTACAGTGTGTATAAAAATTGGGCGAACGAAAATAACGCTTACAAAATGAGCAATAAAGACTTCGGTCAAAAAATGAAAGAAAAATTTAAATCTAAAAGAATGACTAATGGAATGTTTTATTTAGGTTTAGAAATTCCAAATAAATATCCCGGATTAGAAAGTCTTTAAAAATGTAGGGTGGAATGTAGGGTAAAAATTACACTTTAGACCTTAGAAAGCCTGTTATATCAATGTTTATTTCTGATTTTATGTAATGATGTAGGGTAACGAATATAAAAGTCGTATACAAAAATATAAAAGTATATAAAAGTATAGAGAAACTTTTTCAACGCTACCCTACATGATTTTGTTAGAACTTAGAGCCAGTAAGGCTTGAAACCTATTTCCACCCTACATTTTACTATACATTGTGGAGGGAATTTATGACTGAACAACGAATACAAAATGAAATTATATTAGCGATCAACAAACGTGGTCATAGACTTTGGAGAGCAAATGCTGGAAAGGTACAGACAAAAGATAACAGAATAATCAAATTACTTCCTAAAGGCTTTCCCGATACATTCGGTTTCAGAAAATCGGATGGCAAGTTTATCGCAATCGAAGTAAAAACTGAAAATGGACGATTAAGACCCGAACAAAAGAAATTTAGAGATTTTGCAGAAACGCAAAACATTTTATATGGCGTAGCAAGAAGTGTGGAAGAAGCAATAAAAATTGTGGAAGGTACGCAGGGAGCGTAAGAAGGAGTTGAAGAGAAATGTCTAAATTAGCAGTTACATTCAAAATCGAAGGGACAGCTTACATTATTCCGGATAACGAAAAACAAACGGAAGAGCAAGTGCTTGAGATGGCAGAGAAGTACCCGAATGAATTTGACAAACACTTAGATATTAAAAAAGTAGAAAACGTTAGCGTTATATCAGAAGGGTGGAAGTGACACTATGCCGAAAGTGAATTTAGATGGTAAACGTTACAGATTATGTGATGTGTATAAATATTTTGATGTATCAGATAGCACAGTTCGTAAGAGATATAAAGAAGGACTGCGTGGTCCAGAATTAATACATGGTAAGGGAGTATATCAATATGGTGCAGATGTACGAAAGAAATGAAAAGCAATTAACAGCTAAGCAGTTGTATGAGATACAGCAGGCTGAAATTAGACATGAAAGAGCATTGAAACGTAAACGACGTGAGCAACGTATCGCAAGAGCGAGACGTTCAGAAGAATTAGTCGCTAGCCATAGAGTAAGTAGTAAGTGGTTTAGATACTTAGCAGAGAATGACATATTTCCAAAGGTAAGGGGATAGATAGATGAAGAACGTGAGAATAATAGATCTAAAAAAAGACGATATTGTGCAGTTTCAAGCAAACTTTAAAAAAGTTAAAGCTATGCAAACAGCGATTGTTAATCGCGTGTATGCGGAAGAATTTATGTTAAAAACAATTTGGAAAGCAGAAGTAGAAAATCAAGCTGGCTTTAAATTTACACTTACTGACAATGACGATTTCGTGAAAGTAAACGAGCCTTTCACACGTAAGGTGGATATGAAGGAAGGACAAGATATGGTAAATAAGCCGAAACATTACACATACGGAGATATTGAAGTCATAGATTTTATTGAGCAGGTTACTAAAGATTACAAACCAGAACTTGCGTTCAGTATCGGTAATGCAATCAAATATATCAGTCGTGCTAATCATAAAAATGGCAAGGAAGATTTAGATAAAGCACGTTGGTACTTAAATCGTGCATTTGAAAAGTGGGTGGACGCATGAAGTTTATAGATATATGTAGTGGTATTGGAGGTTTCCGTTCCGCATTAGAGAAACACGGTCATAACTGCGTAGCATTCGCAGAAATAGATAAGTTCGCAAAACAAAGTTATAAAGCAATTTACGATACAGAGAATGAAATAGATATAGGGGATATTACGCAAGTTAGTGATGAATATTGGCAACAGTTTAAAGGTAAGTGCGACATTATCGTGGGTGGAACACCTTGCCAATCATTCTCTATTGCAGGCAAAAGAAAAGGTTTTGAAGATACTCGAGGGACAGTGTTCTTTAGCTATGTTAATGCAGTCAAGAATGTTGAACCTAAATATTTCATCTTTGAAAACGTAAAAGGTCTTATTAGTCACGATAAAGGAAATACAATTCGAACAATGTTGTTAGCATTTGATGAAATAGGTTATGAACTAGATTTTGATGTTTTTAATTCTAAATGCTATGGAGTGCCACAAAACAGAGAAAGAATTTATATCGTTGGAAGAAAGAAAGACGAAAACAATATCAATTACGGGCAACAAAACATATTCGAATATATTTGAGGTGATTGTATGAAAAACCAATTATATGAAGAAATGTACAGATTTTATTTAAAGGGATATTCATTACAAGAAGTGGCAAAACAATTTGGACTTACTAGACAAGCTGTTTATACAGGTTTTAAAAGAAGAGGATTTAAGTTAAGAAGTAAGAATTTTAATAAATTCGTTGTCTATGATGGTAAAAAATTCACTCTTAGAAATAATGGATATTATGGTTGTACTACTGGAAAAAGAGAATTACTACACAGATATAAATACGAAAAAGAAGTGAGACCAATATTAGATGGTTGGGATATACATCACATAGATCATAACAAACTTAACAATGATATAGATAATCTTGTGGCTTTACCTAAAAGTATTCACGCATGGTTATTCGCAGAAGGGAGCAATCAATATGTCGAAAAAACTGCAGGAGTTGAAAAAATGGGCCTCGTTGAACATTACATTAACCAATTTGTTGCCAATAAATACTACGTGTAATGTTACAACACGACTAGTTGACATCTTAGAGAAAGACGTAGACGAAACTTACTATTTGTCAGAGTCGGGTTATCTCGCTAAGGAAGAATATGGACGTATGGGCAAACAAGCTGTTGAAACTATAAAAGAAAACATGGAAGAAATACGTGATGGTTACACAATTAATGCTTTTAATAAAACAATTGATAAAAGTGGTTTAAGTCCTACATTAACAACTAGACCTGAAGGGTTTAAAACAGCTATTTTACTTGTTGTTGATCAATTAAGGGTTAGAAAACTCACGCCTTTAGAATGTTGGCGACTTCAGGGCTTTTCTGACGAACAGTTTTACAAAGCTAAAAATAGTGGTGTGAGTAAATCACAATTATATAAACAAGCAGGTAATGCAGTAACTGTTAATGTTGTAGATGCGATTGTGGGTGAGTTGAAATGATACTTAGCGATACAATCAACCAACGCTATCGCTATGCTACACAAGGCAAGACACCTACACAGATACAACAGGAATTACGCAAGCTAGGTGTCAAAGGCTTTGTGGTTAAGGTGGTAGGAAGTAGAGTGACGATGTTAGTAAGTGAGAACGATATTAAAAGGAATAGGGAGTGTGTAAGGGATGGCAAAGATTAAACGTAAGGTAGAGATGACATTACCAGAATTAATTGAGTGGGCGTGGGAGAATGAAGTTAGTGATAAGGCTTTTTATAGCAATCTTGATGGTGGTTCTGTGTATTTCGATAAAATTCAAAATTTGTCGATAGAGCATGAAATTGCTATAAATGAAACTTTCACAGTAGAAGTCGAAGAAGAAATTACGAAAGAAACGGCAATTCCTAGACTTTTAGAAGTTAGAAATTTAATACCTTTAAAAAATATCGGGTGGCATTATTTTAAATCATTAAAACCTTATTTGCATGTTAACCACTCTATTTCGGAAATTGAAAATAGACATAGTATTGCTTTCTACATGCTTAATGATGATATGACGATGACTTTAATTTGGAAAGACGGAAAATTAGTAGATTAAAAGGAGTAAGTAACATGATACCTAAATTTAGAGCATGGGATAGAGATATAAAAATGATGTGTGATGTATTAAAAATAGATTTTGGAAACAGAACATTATTTTACCGTCATTGGTTGTATGGTGTAAGTAGAGAAATTGATATAAAAGAAGTAATTATTATGCAAGCAACGGGAGCAAGATATATTTACGACGAAAAAGGTAAAGAAATTTTTGAAGGCGACATTGTTAAAACTAGAGCTTCTGAGTATGGAAGATTTATCGGTTATGTAGATAACGCTATATCACGTTTTCAAGTACGAGGAGTTAAGCAATACAAAGGTTTAAGTGTAAATTTAGACGGAACTTGTGAAATTATCGGCAACATCTACGAAAACCCAGAGTTATTGGAGGACGAGTAAATGACAGTAACATTATCACAAAAAAGTTATGACGCATTGCTTGATGACCTCGAAAGATTGCGCAAGCGAAATATAGATTTGGAAGAAAAATTGAATAAAGAGATTAAATTAAGTTATGAAATAGAAGGTAATTTATATGATGTATCAAAAGAACGTGACGAACTCATCAATGATATTGCAGACATTAAACGTAAGGCAGAGGCGTTTGATGAAATAAAAAGAACGCTTAATAAAAAAATACCTAAATTAAAAGTACTTACTGAAGAATATAAATTGAAATGGCAACGTGAAGGTAGTAGCTGGGTGTTAACTGATTATTACAAGCAAATAGGCGGATTGGAACAATTAACGCAGGTGATTAACTTCATTGAAGAATTGGAGCGTGGTAGTGATGAGTGAACAAACTATATTCTTAGATGAAAATGACTTACTTAGCTTATTGAATGGTGGTAATTTTCATACATTGGTCGGTGAACAAAAAGTAGTTATTAAGCAGTCGCCACTTAAACCGGCAGTAGCACCTGCATTGAATTACAGATATCAAATAGTTGATACAAAAGCAGAAAGTGAACGTTTATCAAGAATGCTACAACATTCAATTAATTCAAATATTGGAGGAACAATAAATGGGAATCTTACCAATTAAATTATTATCAGAAAATGCAATCTTACCAACTAGAGCAAATCCAACAGATAGTGGATTAGATTTATATGTAGCAGAAGATACAACAATTCCAGCACATAGTACAGTCGTAGTACCAACGCATATTGCAATTGATTTAGCGTATGGATATGAGGCGCAAGTGAGACCACGTTCAGGTAATTCACTTAAAACTAAATTACGTGTAGCGTTAGGTACAATCGATCCCACTTATAACAAAGAAATTGGAATTATCACAGACAATATCGGTAATGAAGATATTACGGTGAAAGCAAAAACACGTTTAGCACAATTGGTTGTTACACCAGTGATGTTACCAGAGCCAACGGAGGTGCAAGAGTTTGACGAAGTATCGGAAAGAGGAGCATACGGAAGTACAGGGGAGTAAAGACATAGTAGCAGAGATTAAAAGAATACTTGGTAAGGAGTAACGAGGAATAGATAAAGTGAATATTAAAAAAGCGAGAAAAAAACCAGCTTATGGTATTTTACCAGATGTTATTAAAGCTGATTATATATGGGATAAGGAGTGAGTGGGAATGGAAGATAATCAAAATGACAAGAAATATATTATTGAAATAAAGAGTGGCTTGTATGTATCAACAAATGCATTTGGAAATGTATACAGTTTCACTAAAAACATAGAAGAAGCTATTAAAACTTCTTATTTAGATAGTGCTATGGATATTGCAGAACGCTGCTATGGTACTGTCAAAGAATACAGAATGAAACATGAGATTTTAGAGGTTGTAGAATAATGCAATACCTAATCAGAGAATTCAAAGATAGCACAGGTCACATTCACACTGACATTGAGAAAGTACGCACAAACGAAACTCTCTCTATTGTAGAGGCAGAGAGTAAGGAAGAAGCTAAGAAGAAAGCAAAGTGTATATTAAGCCAGCATGATAGATTGCAACTTAGAAAACTGTATCGTTTGCAAGATAGATTGGGATGAGGAGTGAAAGGAATGAGTGATTTCAAAATAATAACTTCAGAATTAATTAGCAAAGGCATTGAGTTTGAAATAGAAGATGACACCTTGATTGTTGGTGATTGTTCAGTAATCAATTATAGCGACGTGTATTTTTTAAAATTGTCCGGAGTTAATACTCAACAAGGGATTGCTGTTAAGCATCCTATAGTTATAGCAGATTTCTTATCTAGTTATTATTACTTATTAGAAGATCATAATAGTATCACTGTAAAAGATATTAATTTTAAAAGTGAGGTGCGTAGTAATGATTAAACGCATACTAAAAATATGGTTCATCATCGGAATGTATGAACTAAGCAAATATCTAACTAACGAACTTATCGTTAAGTTGCAGAGTGAAGATGATGTGGACGCGCCACAAGATTTTAATCAACTTGATCACATTCATTTAAATGCGGAGGTTTCAGAGTGATGCAAATACCTTTAACTCAAGATTATATATTGGAAACCGAAGAAGGTCGATACTATAAAGATACTGTATCAATTCATGCAGGTAACAAAGTAACACATAAAGTTCTTGAAACAACAACAGATGTATACAAAGCTGAACGGTTTAGTGATAGAGATGTAGCTTATGAATTATCTAAAGCGTACAACTTCAAAGTTTTAGCACTCAACACTTATTTAGAGGAAGTGAATTAGTATGTGGATAACAATATCAATAATTCTCGCAATAGCATTACTGATTACATTAGGTAGTAACTCGATGTTGCGTAATGAATTAGATGCACTGAAATATACCAACGTATATCTCTTTAGTAAGTTTGTAAGAGAAAGTGATATAGAGGATATTGAACGTGAGATAGAGAGAGCGAAGAAACAGTTTAAGTAATGGAGGTAATCATTTGTACACACACGAACAAATAAGGGATATGATATATAGTTATCATTGGCGCAAGAACATACTTATAGATGAAGGGTACATTCAAGATAGTAATGGTACAGCCCAGTATGGTATTGAAGCAGCTATGCCAAAGCCACAAGGTAAGACAACAGATAAGGTACAAGCGATTGCTACTCGTAATTATGTGTTATCGAGAATACATGATGAACATATAGAAGTTGTATCGTTCATAGATAAGTATGAACATAACATTAACAATGATATGAACTTGAATATTCTTTATCTATTTAAGAAAGGAAAAAAACCTAAAGATGTTCGAGAGATAATGAACATTGGAAGAACAAACTTAGATAGTCGAATTAATGAGATCGTAAACGTTTATGTAAAACAACAAGATAAACACAATCAACAACTTCAACAACTTCAACAAGATAAGCAACATTAACATTAATTTTGTATATGAATAAATAAAACTTATAATTGAATTGTGATAATAATATCTAACAATCAGAAAGAACATTCAACTTCATTGTTGTTTGTTCTTTTCTTTTTGTCTTGAAAGAAGTGAAATCATTTGTCATTCATTCAACCAAAGATTAGACAAGGACGAAAGACGATGACAGAGAGCGAGTACAAGGCACAAAGGGAACGTAATAGGCAACGTAATGCTAAGCAGTATAACGCACACACGAGATATGGTAAGGATAGCAAGTATATGGAGTTCTATCATTCAAAAGAGTGGAGAAACAAGCGTAAACAAGTGCTATTACGAGATAAATATCTGTGTCAGTCGTGTCTTAGAAAAGGTTACGTTAATCCAGTCAAAAAAGGTCAACGTTTTTACGTTCATCATATTGTTGAATTGAAAGATGATTGGGAAAAACGATTAGATATAAACAACTTGGAAACGGTATGTGCTGAGTGTCATTTAGAGAGCCATAGAGGGCAAAGACGGAAACGATGAACAATGTATCGAAAATTTAAGGGAGGGCTTGATATACCCCCTGTCTGATACACGTAGGGCGTAATCGCTCGATAACTTTTTTGCGACCAAATTCCCAAAACTCAATAACGAAATGGAGGTGTTTCAATGGCTAGACCACGTAAATTGAATGCGACAAAGCAAGGACATAGAACTAAAGAAGAATTAGAATGCCAAGAACTTAAAGAAAATGGCTTATCTCAATTTAATAAGATTGATGTTAAGAGTGTTCCGTCTGATTTAACTAAAGAAGGTAAAAAAGAGTGGAAACGCATCATTCCTTTGCTTGAACAATTACCTATCGCAGAACTTGATTATGATCGTATCAAACGTTACTGCCAATTAGTATCACTTACAGATGAAGCGTATTGTCATATTATGCAACATGGCACAGTGAATGAAGAAGGTACAAAGCGAACACCTCAATATTTCACTTATATGGATGGCTTAAAAGAACTTAAATCAATCTGTGGTCAATTAGGAATGACGATTGACAGTCGAATGAAGTTGGTTGTCCCTACACCTGATGAGCAAAAACAATCGGTTTACGATAAATTTGGTGTTGATGACGATGACTAACGTAAAAATTAATAAAGAGTACGAAAAACTGTTAGATATTCCTAATGAATATAAAGATGATGCTTACAAATACTGTGTCATGGTACTATCTGGCACATTTATTACTTGCAAAGATACACAACTTGCTTGTATTAGACATTTAAAAGATATTAAGCGAAGTATTGAAGATGATAAGTTTCCTTATATATATAAACCTAAACGCGCAAAGAAAGTTATTCAATTTATTGAAGTGTTGCCAGATACAAAAGGTAAATTTAATAAACTCGCATTGTTTCAGAAATTTATCGTATCAATGGTAAGAGGTTGGTTTACTGAAGAAGATGATTATTTAAGATTTAATAAAGCGTTTATATCAATGGCTCGTAAAGGTGGGAAATCGCTTTTAGTAAGTGGTTTGACACTCTACTCATTCTTATTCGATAGAGAACCAGCAGAAGGTAGACAAATATTTTGTGCTGCAAACGACAAGAAACAAGCTAGTATTGTATTCAATATGGTAGCTAAACAACTAATGTACTTCATCTCTCAAGTGCCTGAACTAAAAAAAGACGTTAAAAAGGTTAGAGAACTACTACAACATACAAAAGATGGCTCATACGTTATGCCTCTCTCTCGTGATACAGGGGCAGTTGACGGTTTTGAGCCATTTTTAGCTGTTATAGATGAATATCATGCTGCAAAAACAAATGAAATGCTAGAACTTATCCAATCAGGTCAAGGTAACTTGATGCAAAGCTTAATCTTTATCATCTCAACGGCAGGATTTAATCTAAACGCTCCAATGTATATGGATGAATGGCCCTATGCTAAAGAAATACTTGCCGACACTTACCATGATGAACAATATTTTGCGATAATCTTTGAACAAGATAGCGAGGAAGAATGGCAAGACAAAACCATGTGGGCAAAAAGTAATCCACTTATCAATGAAAATGATGATCTAAAAGAACAGATTGAAGATTTCTTACAAAAACGAGTAGATGAAGCAGTTAAAAAAGGTACGATGTTCCGAGTATTAGTTAAAAACTTTAATTATTGGATGCAAGCATCAGAAGAAAGCTATCTAGATTTTAACGACTGGAAGAAAAATGAAACTGAATTCGATATTAAAGGGACTAAAACATATATCGGACTAGACTTGTCTCGTGCAGATGACTTAACCGCAGTATCATTTATACATTTAGATGAGGTTAAGAAACAATATTTTGTCACAAGTCATTCATTCGTTGCTACTAAAGGTGGACTTCAAGCAAAAATCGAACGTGACCTAATAGATTACAGACAAATGGCGCAACATGGTTATTGCACAATTACTGACTTACAAAGCGGCATTATCAACAGTAATCAAGTATTAGATTACATTGAAAAATATATCTTAACTAGCAATTTAGATGTTCAAGCTATTTGTTATGATCCACATGCTATTCACGGGTTTATTGCAGAAATTGAAAAACGAAATTGGCGTTATGAATTAATTGAAATTCGTCAGGGCGCTATGACGTTATCTAATCCAGTCATTGACTTTAGATTAAAAGTTATAGACGAACAAATTAAACATCATAAAAATCCATTACTCGATATCGCAGTTAAAAATGCAGTGGCTAAGAATGTAAATGATAGTGTCATGATTGAGAAAAAACTTAATCGTGAAAAGATTGACCCATTAATGAGTACGATATTTGCATACGTTATAGCAAGCGAGCATGAATGGGATAAAAAACGAGCATTACCAGTATTTATATAAGGAGGTGGAACGTATGGAAATAGCAAAGAATATTATTATCTTACTATTAACCTTAATTGGCATTATCTTAATTGGATATGGTGCATATTTAGCGTGGAAACCATTAGGTTTTATTGTTGCTGGACTACTTGTAACAGGCTTTGCATTAACACTTGACCAGCCTTTTAAGGGAGGAGGTGGAAATAGTTAATGGGCGTATTTAATTTCAATGGTTTCAGACGTAGTAATGAAGTAACAGTTGATAGAAGTACTTTACGTATGATTACAGAGGCTAATGGTTTAGGCGGTATTACATGGAATGGTATTAGTTCATTAAGAAATAGTGATGTATTTACTGCAATTGACATTATCTCTAAAGATATTGCAAGCACCAGTATTCAATTTAATGATAAAGATAGCTATTTAGATGATGATAAAAAGATACTTAAACTACTTAATAAGCGACCTAATCCATATCTTGACGCATGGCACTTTAAATATATTATTGTGGCTAACATGCTTTTAAACGGTAACTCGTACGTTGAAATTGTAAGAGATGATAAAGGGCAACCAATAGAACTTTACCACATGAAAAATAGCGCAGTATCTATTGAACAAATCGACGATAAAATTAAGTACAACTACATTGATGAACGTGACGGTCATGTCCGTTTTGATACAGAAGATGTACTTCATTTTAGAATGTTTTCAGTGGACGGATTTAACGGTTATAGTCCTTTATTTGCTCTAGCTAATGAAATTGGCATTTCAATGGGAAGTAAGAAATTCTTAGATGAGTTCTTTAAAAATGGTGGTACTTCTACTGCAATACTTAAATATGAAGATGGTCGTTATTCTGATGAAGAATTAGAGATAATCAAACAAAATTTTGAAAACAGTCAATTAAAGAATAATAACGGTTTAGTTATGCTAGATGACACAATGACTTTTGACAGATTAAAAGTACCAACCGAAGTGTTGAACTTTTTAAATAGCTATAAATTTAGTACCCAACAGGTTGCTAAAGCGTTTGGTTTGCCGTTGTCTAAACTAGGTATCGAAACTGTGAACACTTCTTTAAAAGATAGTGGTATCGAGTATTACAGAAGTACGTTATATCCAATATTCTCAATGATGAATGCAGAAATCGAAGAAAAGTTATTTGCACAATCACCATATGAAGTGACACTTGATTATGATGTAGCACGTTTAATTGATAGTGATCCGGATGTAAAACTTGAACGTGTTACACAGTTATTTACTAAGAAGATTATTACGTTAGATGAAGCTAGAGCGCAATTCGGCTTTAAACCAGTAGAAAATGGCAGTGAACCACTCGCTGATTTAAACACTATATTCTTAAAAGACTTATCAGCTTATCAAGATAGTAAAGTTCAGAAGAATATAGATAGCCTCAATAAAGGAGGTGATGAACCGGGTGGCATACAGTCAGATTGAAACAACTACCGATGAAGAAATGGTAGTAGAAGGTTATGCAATTATTTTCGACACATTAAGCGATGACTTAGGAGGGTTTAAAGAAATTATAAGTCCGACTGCACTAAGTCAGGTAGATGTAACAGACGTTAAGTGTTTAATCAATCACGATTATAATCAAATCGTTGGTCGTACATTAGCAAATACGTTAGAACTAACTGTTGACGACAAAGGTCTTTATTTCAAATGTTTTTTACCAAATACAAGCTATGCGAGAGATATTTATGAAAATATCAAAGCAGGTAATGTAAACCAATGCAGCTTTTTTTATACACTCCCTATTAACGACGATACTGCAAGAACATGGTCAAAGATTAACGGTGAATATGTACAAACGATTAACACGATTGATGAATTACTAGAAGTGAGTATTGTTACTCTACCAGCGTATCGAGATACGTCGGTTGTCGTAGGGCAACGTGCTAAAGGTCTCGACAAATTTAAAGAGTTAGAAAAGTATAAATTAGAATTCGACTTAGAAAGCTTACGTGTAGATACGTAGGCTATTTTTATGCCGAATTTTAATAAATAAATTAAAGGAGTGAAGCTAATGGCTACATTAGATGAACAAGCTAAGTCGATTAATGATTTAATTGACCAAGCACAAAAAGCAGTCGCAGATGGAGATGTAGAAACTGCTAGAAAGTTAAAAGAAGAAATTGAACAAGCTAAAACAACTTACAATGAACAAAAAGAAATTGCTGACGCTGTTCAATCAGAAGAAAAAATCTCAAGTAATTCCGACAAGCCTGCATCTGCTGAGAAAACAGAAACAGAAGTAAAAAACGACAAGCCTGATGCAGAAAGTAAAGATGTAGAAGTAACAGAGAAAAAAGAACAACCAGAAAAGGTTGAAGTGAAAAAAGAAGCAGTTGAAGAACCAACTGATGAAGAATTAGAAGATAAAAAGAAACTAGGAGGCAAACGCTCAATGACAAGACAGATTATTGAAAATAAACAAAGCAAGTTATCTGATGAAGCTCAAGGCTTTGTAGATTACATCAAATCAAAAGGGGATAAACGTGACAACGTTAAATCAGTTGATGCACAACCTTTAATTCCAGAGGATATTAAATATGTGCCAGAAGAATTACCTGAAACGGTAGTTGACCTTAAAAAATTCGTAAACGTTCAACCAGTTACAACTGCTGCAGGTTCTCATCCAATCTTAAATCCTGCACAAGAAACAATGATTGCAGTTGAAGAATTAGAAAAAAACCCAGAGTTAGCTAAACCAAAATTCACTGACATTGATTACAAAATAAAAACATATCGTGGTCAAATTCCAGTATCTCAAGAAAGTTTAGACGATAGCGAAGCAAACCTTGCTCAAATCATTGCTAAAAACAATGCACGTCAAGCTTTGAATACAACTAACAAACAAATTGCAGATGTAATGAAAACATTTGAGGCAGTTAATACTGCTAACTTAGACGATATCAAAGCGATTATCAATGTAGATATTGATCCAGCTTACAATCTTTCATTAGTTGTGTCTCAATCGTTCTATCAAGCATTAGATACACTTAAAGACAAAAACGGTCAATATTTATTAAAACAAGATATCACTAGCAAATCAGGTACAACTTTATTTGGCCGTCCAGTATTTATTGTCAAAGATGAAATTTTAGGCGCTAAAGGCGATAAAAAAGCATTCATTGGCGACTTAAACTATGCAATCTTCTTTGCAGATCGTAAACAAGCGACTGTTAAATGGATTGAAAATGAAATTTATGGTCAAGTATTAGCAACTTACATGCGCTTTGATGTTGTAAAAGGTGTAGAAGAAGCTGGTCGTTTCTTAACTTACACAGGTACAGCTGGAGATTTAGGCACTGGCTCACCAGAAGCATAAAAGGAGGCTAAATAATGGCTAAATTTAAAGTATTAAAATCTTATAAAGATTTAGAGTTAGAAAAAGAATTAACTAAAAACGATGAAGTTGAAATGACTGTCAAACGTTCAGAAGAAGTTGAAAAAACTTTATCTGACAATGGTTTTGACGGTCCTTTTTTAGAGCGAATTCAAGAAAAGAAAAAGTAGGTGATTAAATGCTTACTTTGGAACTTGAAGAAGTTAAAAATCGTTTAAGAGTTGACCATGACTTTGATGATGATGAAATTTTAGGGTTGATACAAGCATCTGAACAAGAAATACAAGGTGCTGTAAGTGGTTATGGTAAAGCAGATGAATTTTATAAAGGTAACGCACTTTATAACTTAGCTGTGATTAACCAAGTTGGCCACCACTACGAAAATAGATCAACCACAAGTCAATTCGCTAAGCACAATGTAGCACCTTCATCACTAGCACTTATTCAAAGTTTGAGAGGAGCGTATGCTTTATGGAAATCGGAAGGCTCAAACATCGAATAAAAGTTTATGACCAAACTGAAACAGTCAATGATGAAGGTGTTTACGTAACAGATAAGAAGTTGATTGCCACTCCTTATTGCGAAGTGTCAAAAACTACAATAAAAGAATTTAGAGAAATGGGCCTAGAGGCAAGAAAGGGAACAATCGACTTTATTATCCGTTATCGACAAAAGACTGATATACAGTCAGATATGATAGTTGAATTCAAAGGAAAAGAATACAAGATTAAATATATCGAAACAGACTTACAAGACCTAGAACGTCAAATGTTGAAATGTGAGGTGGTAGAGTAATGGCTAAACAACGTTACGACAGTGATAAGGATATATCAGATAAAATCAGAAAATTAGTTATCAATAGTGAAAAGCAATCAAAACAGGCAGTAACAAAGGGTGCAAAACTCTATAAAGCTAACATTGAGGCTAATACACCAGTACACAAGCGACAAACTCATTCGACACATGCAGTAGAGGTATTAAAAATCTCTAATTTCAGTCGTGATGAACTTAATCCAACTAAAACAGTTGGTTTTGATAAAGGTCGTAAACGTAAAGATGCTGGTTGGTATATCCACTTTCCAGATGTCGGTACTCGTCCCTCTAATCGTTCTATGGGGCAACCACCACAACACTTTATGCGACGTTCATTAGAAATGAGTAAAGCGCCAATTCTCGCAATATATAAAGAAGCAGTGAGGAATATGGTCGATGTCGACTAGACACCCTATTGTACGTATATATTTGTGGCTAAAAGGCAATAAAGAATTGGAACAATTACTCAATTCTAGTAAGCAACCTAAAATATTTAATTTTGAAATTCCTGAAAACTATCAAAAAGCAGAATACACACCTTTAATAAGAATTACAGAAATATTATTGCAAAACACAATATACAGAGATGGCGATAGTGAATACTATCGTTTTTTATTTGCCATTGAAACATTTGGTAATGACATCAATGCCACTTACACAGTAAGTGAGTATGTGAACGACATTATCAAACAACACAATGGCAGAGTGATAAGCCGAGACCTTTCGAAAGATAAGGAACTCGGAATTTTTAATCAAATGAACGAATACGAAATAATTTTACCAGTAAAGGAGTAATTAATAATGGCAGATAAAAAAGTAGCAATTACATGTGAAGGTTTCAAAGCACGTCGTCAAGAAGGTAACGGTTTTGAAGCAGGAAAATTAACAGATGTACCAGGATTACAAGAAATCGAATTAGAATTAGAACAAGGTAACGAACCAGTATATGCAGATGGAGTTAAAAAATTAAACTTATTTAGTGGTATTACTGGTGCAACAGTTACAGCAAACTTAATGGAATTAAACAAAGAAGAACGCGAACAATTCTTAGGTGTAAAAATTGATAAAGGTATGGAATTATACACTTCTGATTTAGTACCTCCATATTTATCAGTTTCATGGAAATATCGTTGTAACGATGGCTCATTTATCTACTACGGTTTAACTCGTGGTAACTTCAACATTCCAAACACAAGTGCATCAACTATGGAAGATAGTCCAGAGCAACAAGACCAAGTAGAAATGGAAGGCTCATTCGTACAACGTGACACAGATAAATTAGTATTTGCTCGTATTCACAGTGCAGACCCAGATTTTAATGAAGAAGATTTCTACAAAGCTATTCACGGTGACGACGCAGTGACGACTGCTGATAATACACCAGCTGCATAAATGACTTAAGGCGACTGTAAAAGGTCGCCTATTTTTGTATACAAAAATAACTAATAAGGGAGTAACAATAACATGGCTAAAGTATCTTTAAAAATTGACGGTAAAAATAAAGTATTTACTAAAAATAAAATGACATTGGGTGTCATGAAATTACGAGGCGAATTTGAAAGCAAAATCGAAAACGCTTATGGCATGGTTTCAGAATTACAAGATGTTTATCGTAAACATCGTAATGTATTAAATCAATTAGAAAAAACGCAAGAAAAATTAGCAGATGCAGAAACAGATGAGCAACAAGATGCAATTTTTGATGAATTAGAAGAAATTGAAAACTCTGAAGAATATAAAGCGTTTGAGAACAAAATTGAGGAAGTTCGAGAAAACAATAAAGATAGTGAAGTGAACAACTTTAATATCTATGACGAATTAGCAACATTACTTGTGGAAGTGTTTGATAATCAATTTACTTACGATGACGTTATGAACGGTTTAGAAACTGATGACAACGAAACGCCACCAGAAATTTATGCTCGTATTTTCCGCACAGATGATATGGGAAAGCGCAAGAAAAAAGCGACTACAACAAAGACAAAACAGCAGACGAAGTCTTAGAAGATATTTATCTTGTGTATCGTCACTTTATCGAAGATGCACAGTATAAACCACACGAAGTGGACGCTATTGTTATGGAGGACTTCAACAAATACTTTAGCACTAAGAAACGTAAACGTAAGGCGTCTAAAGTCGCTAAAGCCGGTGCATTAAGTCCAGAACAAATGATGGCATTAATTTAATGAATAAGGAGGTGGGACAATGGCAGATTTTAATTTAGGTGCAGAGGTGTCTATGGATGTTGACCCCCTCAAAGCCTCATCTAAAACCTTAGAACGACAATTAAAAGGTATTAATAAATCACTACGTGAGCAACGTAAAGAGTTCAAACAAAACGAGATGAGCGCAGAACAACTTGCGAATATGGAGGGCGACTTAGGTCGTGCTATAAAGGCGCAAGAGGGGTTACTTGCTAGACGTAAAAAAGCATTACAAGATGTTAAAGATGAAATGGCTAAGAGTGGGAAAGCCACTGATGAGCAACGTATCAAACTGCAACAAGCAGACGGTGCTTATAAAAAGGCACAGAACCAATTAAATAGCTACACGAAAGAACTCAAAGACGTTCAAGTCGCTAGTAAAACGTTTGGTAAAACATCTGATGACATTAAAGGTAAATTAAACAGTTTAAGAAACGAAGTTAAATTAAACGAGGCAGAATTCCAAAAGTCTAGCAAAGCAACAAGTGATTATGAAAAGCATATCGATAGTTTATCCACATCACTCACTAAAAGTGAAAATGCAATCAAAGAATTAGAAGATAATTTAAAAATTGTATCTGATCTAAAAGGTGAGAATAGTCGTGAGGCTAAAAAATTAAGTAGTGAGATTGAAAAAGAACGTCTTTCGTACAGTCAACTAGAAGTCACTTTATCAAAAGTTAAAAATGAATTTGAAGATGTTAAGAATGAAAACTCTGAACTCTCTCAATCTATAAAAGCAACCGAAAAGTTCATTGACGATACTAAAGATAAAGTTAATTCATTATCTAACGAGTTAAAACAAAGTAGCACAAGTTTTAAAGCGTCGTCACAAGAGGCAGACGACTATAAAACACACCTACAACAATTAACCAACATTCAAACAAAACAAAAGAATGTGATTAATGAGTTAGAAGATGAATATAAGAAAGTTACAGCTATCCAGGGTACATCTTCGCAACAAGCAAGACAATTAAAGAGCGAAATCGACAAGCAACGAACAGCGTTCACTTCATTAGACACTCAAATTAACCAAGTAACTAAACAATATGATGAATATCGACTGGTCAACTCGCAAACTAACATCACATTAGGCGAGGCTAAACGTCGACTAGACAGTTATAATAACGCACTTGAAATGAACACAGTTAAATTTAAAAGTGCTAACAAGTCGGTCGATAATTATCAAACACAATTAAATCATACTAACGCTACAATTACGCAACATAAGACAGTTTTAGAAGGCTTAGAACGACGTTATGAAGAAGTAGCAAACGCACAGGGACGCAATAGTGTAGAGGCTGACAAAGTAAGAAATGAACTGTATAAAGAGGCTATCGCACTTCAAGTAGCACAAAATAGAGCCGATGAATTATCTGATGAACTCGAAGAAGTTGCTAGAGCGCAACGTAAAGTTGCATTAGCTGGAACGCTAATGACTGCTGGTTTTGCAGGCGCTAGAGATAGTGCAGATAGAATTGCTACTACACTGCGTAGTGTGGGCGAAGTTACTCAGGGCGTTGTTGGTGAGATTATGGCAACGCAATTCACTAACTTAGTGCCTATCATGGGTTCGGTTGTTAGTGCAGGTGCCGGCGTTGGTGGTATGGTTACTGCTTTAAGTGGTGCTGCAATTGGTATGGGTGGCTCATATGCTATCGCATTAGGTGCAGTTAAAGCATTTACAGGTCAAGCGACATACGCACTGAAAATGTTAGAAGACGGCACACTCTCAATCACTTCAGAAACGGCAAGATACCAACAAACATTAGCAAGTCTAAAATCGCAGTGGGAAGGCTTAATCGCTCAAAACCAAGCTAAGATATTTAATACTATGACAAATGGTATTAATATGGCAAAAACAGCACTCTCTCAACTTAACCCGTTTTTAACTACAACGGCAGGTCAAATTGAGCGTTTCAGTAGCCGTTTGTTAAATTGGGTTAATACTTCAAATAATGTAAAAAATGCATTCAATATCTTAAATACACAAGGAACGCAAGCATTCGGTCATTTATTAAATGGTGCTTTCCACTTTGTTGACGGTACTGTGGCAGTGTTTAATAAGCTAAGTCCATTATTTGTGTGGGCATCTAAAGGCTTTGAAAATATGGCATTATCATTTAGACGTTGGGCTAACAGTGTAGAAGGCTCACGAGCGATTAACAATTTCATAGAATATACAAAAACTAACCTTCCAATTGTTGGCCGTATTTTTGCTAACATATTTGGAGGTATTTTTAATTTATTCAGTGCTTTTAGTGGCCATTCCCACAATGTGTTATTAGGTATCGAGAGTGTAACGGAAGGCTTTAAAAATTGGAGTGCAGAGTTAAAACGTTCTGACGGTTTTCAACAGTTTGTACAGTATTTAGAAACGAACGGACCGAAAGTTTGGACTTTAATTAAAAATATTACTGGTATTCTGTGGGGGCTTATAAAAGGTATGGCGCCAGTTGGTGCCGTAACATTAAGTGTTACAAATGCGATTACTGGTTGGATGTCTAGCATGATGAATACACACCCTATTATCGGTCAATTAATTGGTAGCATTGTTGCCGGTGGTGGTGCATTACTACTATTTTTAAAACCTTTATTCTTAATTAAAGGTGCATTGGGTGGTATGCGTGGTGCATTACTTGCTGTTACAGGCGCACAAAAATTATTTGGTGCTACGGGCGCATTTGCAACGTTAGGAATGAAACGACAAACGCTACAAACTAAGATAGCAACAGTTGCCACTAAAACTTGGGCGTTAGTGACTAAAGGTGCAGCATTAGCGACTAAAGGGTTAGGCTTAGCCATTAGATTTATGACAGGTCCAATTGGAATAGCAATCACTGTTATAGGTGCATTAGTCGCAGGTATCATATATCTTTGGAAAAACAATGAAACGTTCCGTAATTTCGTCATTAATGCATGGAATGCCATCAAGAATACGGCTATCTCTGTTTTTGGCTTTTTAAAACCATATATCATCAATATTTGGAATGCAATTAAGAACGGATCAATTGCAATTTGGAATGGCATGAAAGCTATTGCAAGTGCTACATGGAACGGTATTAAATTTGCGATACAAAACCCAATTCAGGCTTTAAAAATGGTAATTACAGGAATTTTCACAGGTATAAAAAATGTATCGTTAGCTATTTGGAACGCTTTAAAGACTGGTGTAATAACGATTATTAGACTTTGGGTGTCTACAAGTATGGCAACATTTAGAGGTTTAAGCACATTCTTTAGTAACTTATGGAATGGTATAAAAAGTGTTGCAATTAGAGCATGGAATGGAATTAAAAATGGTGTGTTAACAATAATTCGCTTGTGGATAGCTACAAGTAAGGCTACTTTTAACGGTTTACGTAGTTTCTTCATAAATTTATGGAATTTTATTAAAAATATAAGTATAAAAACTTGGAACACTATTAAAAATGGTGTTTTAGGCGCAGTACGGTTATTAAATACGGGTGTCCGTAAAATCTTTGGAACATTACGCTCATGGATAATATCTACATGGACCTCTATTAAAAATAAGGTCGTTGCATTAGCAAAATTATTGTACGTAGGTGCCAAAGCAGCCTTTAATTCTTTATGGAATGCTACTAAAAAGATATTTACCACACTCAAGAATTGGGCTTTAAACAATTGGAGAGCACTCAAAAACGGTATTGTAAAATTAGCAAAAGCAATCTACACAGGCGTGAAAAATGCCTTTAATAGTTTGTGGTCTAGTACAAAAAATATTTTTAATAAACTAAAAAACTGGGCAATCAACACATGGCGCTCATTAAAAAATAGTGTCGTAAAACTTGCTAAGTCTTTATATTCGAGTGTCAAAAATACATTTAACAATTTATGGTCAAGTACCAAGAATATTTTTAGTAAATTAAAGAATTGGCTCGTTAATACGTGGCGTTCTATTAAAAATAAAGTTACTGATTTAGCAAAATCTTTATGGAACGGCGTCAAAAATACGTGGTCTAAGATGAAATCAGGCACACACAACACAATGTCAAAAATATCTAGTGGTACCAAGTCCACATGGCGAGGGATGAAAAATTCAGTCGTCGATATTTCAAAAGCGTTGTGGTCCAAAGTACGTGGTACGTTCACTAATATGCGTGACGGCTTGAAATCTATCATTGGCAAAATTAAAGATCATATCGGTGGCATGGTCAACTCGGTTAAAAATGGTTTGAATAAATTAATCGATGGTGTCAATTGGGTAGCAGGTAAATTAGGCATGAAAGACTTACCTAAAATCAAGTTACACACAGGTACAGAAAGCACTCACACACAAAACTATGTGACTAACGGTAAGTTAAACCGAGGTACTATCGCAACTGTTGGAGATAAAGGTAAAGGTAATGGACCAGGTGGTTTTAGACATGAAATGATACGCTACCCTAACGGTAAAACGGCAATTACACCTAACAGAGATACAACAACATTCTTACCTAAAGGTTCAACAGTTTATAATGGCGCTCAAACACATGCAATGCTTACTGGTCAACCACAGTTTCATAATGGTACTATTCCAAGATTTGCGAGTGGTACTAAAAAGAATATGATTGCAGCTGTTGGCGAACAAGCCGGTAAATTATTTAACGGTGCTAAAAAATTAAATCATAAAGCACTCGATAATATTGGCGAAAAAGCTAACGAGGCAAAAGAATGGGGAAGTGACAAACTTTCACAAATTAAAGATGCTGTTGGTAAGGGTGCAAGTTGGCTTAAAGATAAAGTTGGCGACTTAGCTGATTGGTTAGGTAAACCAGGCAAACTGTTAAACAAAGTATTAGAGGCTTTCGGTGTTAATATGGATGTGTTTGGTATTGGTAAAAATGCAGAACTTCCATACAACATGATGAAAGCCATGTTTAAAAAATTAAAAGAGGCAGCTAAAAACCTTATTGACGGTTGGCTTGAAGATGAATTCAGTGGTGGTGGAGGTTACAACCCTTATACAAAAGCACCATTCCAATGGGTTCGAGGTTGGTCGGCTGGTGGTCACGCCGGAATTGACTACGGAGCGCCAACAGGAACGCCAATACCTTCACCAATTGACGGTAAAGTTATAAAATCATGGCAATCACCGTGGGGTGGAGGAAACGAAACTCAAGTTTATGACGGTAACAAATACACACACATATTCATGCACCAATCTCGTAGAGGTGTAAGTGCCGGTGATAAAGTGCACCAAGGCGAAATACTCGGTAAAGTCGGCTCGACAGGTAACTCTAGTGGCCCACACTTACACTGGCAGGTCAACAAAGGTAAAGGTTACTTAAACAATCACCCAGATAGTATCGACCCGTTGAAATGGGTTAAAGAGGCAGCAAAAGCTGGTGGTGGTGGCGTTAATAAATCGGCTGCTGCATGGAAACCAGATATTAGACGTGCTGCAAAACAAATTGGTGTACATGTATCAGCTGGCGATGTAAATGATGTTGCACGATTAATACAAACTGAAAGTAGTGGTAACGCAGGCGTTACTCAACAAATTCAAGATGTGAACAGTGGAGGTAATGAGGCACAGGGGTTACTACAATACACACCAGGTTCATTTAGTAGTTACGCAATCAAAGGTCATAAGAATATTAAAAACGGTTATGATCAACTATTAGCATTCTTCAACAATACAGACTGGCGAGCAAACTTATCATATTGGAAACGTCGTATGGCAAGTGGCTTAACGGGTTGGGGTCCAACTGGTAGTCGTAAAAAATATGCTAAAGGTACAAATTCGGCATACAGAGGCCTCTCTACCGTGTTTGAAGAAGGTGGCGAAATCATGAACTTACGAGGTGGCGAGCAAATCATACCTAATGATGTATCGATTGCAGCAATTGAAAGTGTGATTAATAGTGATATCTTCAACCGAACACAATCAGCTGTGTATGAGGCAATCTCTCGCTTTGCAGATGGTATTAGAGAAAAACAACAACAAGAAAGTGTAGAAAAAGCAGAATTAAGACGTTTACAAACTGAGAATACTGACATTAAAGAACAAAACACTTTATTAAAAGCAATTTTAGGTAAGATGGATGCATTACTTAACATTAATAATGACATCAACCAATCTAACCAAGAAATTAGAGATAAAAACTATTTCCCTAGCAGTAAAGAAATGACTAGAATGAATAATGAAAATAACGCATTGAATAATGCAACGAGTTTAATGAAAAGATAGGTAGATGATAATATGACATTCATTCTCTATGATCCTAATATGAATAAATTAGAATATCCAGTCGGCGTAATGCCACTGGATATTTCTGTTTCTTCTATAGAAAAAGAAAGAGTTACTGAAAATATAGAAGGTATTCCTGGAACTATTGATTATGGTTTCAACTATAAAAATAGAGAAATAACACTAAAATTTGCAATAGAACATTTTCACGATACGTTTGATTTCAGATTACAAAGAGATGAATTTTTCTCCTTATTAGATAGCCAACCTTACTTTTATCTTTGTGATATTAAATTGCCTACAAGAGTGATTAAAGTTACATTTGATAGCGTTTTTACACCAGAACGTTACGGCTATTGGTATTCAACCTTTGATGTTAGCCCTACAAATGTAGGTATCCCTTTTTGGCAATCGCGTTTTACAACTCAACATATACAACAATATAAGTACAATGCAGATAACGAATTATTTGGTTTAGGTGATAACATACATCTTGATTATTTAGATTATTCATTTAAAACTTATGAATTTGATGTATGGAATGGTGGCAATGTTGATTTAGATCCACGAGATATGTATATCAAATATACTTTGAATAACGTTTCATCTAATGGAAATTTAACGATTGAAAATGTAACCACTGGAGAAAAGTTTGTATTTAAAGAAAGTTTAGTCAATCAAACACTTTATATAAATCAAACCAAAGTCAATGTAGGTGTAGTCAATAGGTTGAGAGATAGTAACAGAAAATTTCCTACAATCAAAAAAGGATTAAATCATTTTAAAATTACAAATTGTTCATATAGCAGTATAGATATAGATTTCAGATATTTATGGAAGTAAAGGAGAGTATTTTATGGGCAGACGAATTGTTGATGCGCTTTGGGATAGAGGTAATTTAAAAGATATAAATGATAATTTTAAAGAGTTGTTTGATGATCAATTAATGGCAACTGAATTAAAAACATTTGCACAGAATATTTTAAATCAAGCAAACAAAGTTAATAGCGAGAATGGGAAAGTGCAGGAACAACTTAATCAAATCGTTTTAGATAGTAATAATGCTAACGCAGAAGTAGCACAAGCTAGAGGGTCTTTTAAATTATTAAATGAACGTTTAGATGCAATGAATAAAGCAAGTGAAAGGGGAACAAGTACACAGCCAGACTTTGTTGATAAACTTAATCGTTTAGTAAATTTTGATGAAATTCAAGTCAAAAAAGTTAGTGACAATGCTTTTACGGTATCTAACTTTAACAAAGCGGCTAAACGACATGTAACAAATGTGTTTCAAAAAAACGCAAATGATGACTATATCATATTATCCGAAAGCTATGTTGGAAGTACAACGGTTAGTGAACTGAATAAAGATTTTGTCAATTACTCAAAAGTAAGCGGAACAATAGACACAACTTATGCTACGCACTATACAACAGAAACAGGTACTAAAATAAAAGCGAATATTACTGGAACAGAAATATATATGCGTCGATTTGGAGATAATCGTGGTGGCATGTGGGAGTTTGTTATCGACGGAGATACTTCCAACAAAATAAAAGTTACAAACTATAAAGCTACTTCAGGAACAGATGATTTTAAAATAATTGGTGGTTTGGAAGATAAAACACATTTGATTGAAGGTACTTTCATTGGAGCCGACCCTAGTAACTCACCTACCGGAGGTACTGCAAGAGGTTGGTTAAGTTATGCAGATGCTAACGGCGTTGGAAGAACATTCTTTTCAAGATTTACTAACGAAAATATGACAAGAGAAAATACTTTAAATGCTGCAATGAGCAATAAAGATTTTGCTTTAAGAATTAAACCTTCAGGTTATTCGGGTGACTATCACTTTGTGCCTGAACATAATGCGGTTGGCACTGCATTTAAAATAAACAACACTCAATTTTTATTAGACGGTAAACCTTTGGATATATTTAATTTACAGGTTGGTGTAAGCAGCAAAGGTAAAAAATTCACTTTAATACAATCCATGTATGGTCGTTACCCACTTACTAACGAAAATTTATTGAGGATTGATAATGTTCACGAAATATCGTTGAATTCAAGTATTAGGTTAATAGGTAAAGTTACTGTTCTGAAAAATATAGATATTCAAGACGGTTATTTTTTAATGTTACCAGTTACAACAGAAACAGCTTCAAGGTTAAAAACATCAAGATTTAACGACTATAATACTCAAATAACTGACGGTTCACAAACTAAATTAGCAGTAGAAAAAGATGATACAACTTCATTTATTTTTACAAGTGCTACGAATACAAATCTATTCTCATCTTTAGTTGTTAACGATCCTGAACGTTCAATTAGAAGTGGTGGAGATGGTAAATTTCCCGAGGGACAAACCGCATGGATAGAGCATAGAAACGCATCAATGCAAAAACTATATCAATCTATTTATCGTTTGTCATCGATTAAAGCTGGTACAAATTTATATTACGACGGTATTTATCTATCGGGAGAAATACCGAATGTTCACAATTTATTCTAAAGGTTAGTTTAATAGCTAGCCTTTTTATTTTGGAGGTGAATAAATGTTTGTAGATAAGTTATATATACGTGATTTGTATGGCGTGGAACACGCAATAGAAGGCACCGTATCGCATGAAATGGAGATTAATGGTGACGAACGTATTGATATAGAAATACCTTATACTTTTTATAATCAAGAAGTGTTGAATAGACAAGAAGATTTAAAATTTTGGATAGTAGGTTTTGAAAACAAAGAATATAAAGTGATAAGTAGCACCACCACAGGTTATGGAGATTATTATAAAGTAACGATTACTGCTATTTTAGATGTATTGCATTGGTTAAATAACCGCCGAATTTATGAACGGATTAGTGCTAGTCTAACGGTAACAGAGGCGTTTAATTTAGTTTTTAATGATACTCCTTACACGTATGTAATAAGTGACCCAGCGCCGTCAGAAAGTTTTGAAGGCTTAGGTGAAGGTGCCACTAGATTAGAGATGTTTAAAACATTTATCGAGCGTTATGGTTATGAGTTCAAAATTGTTAATAATGTAGTTTATTTATATACAATGATTGGGAACGATACCAATTTTGAATATAGATATAAAATAAACGCGTCAAATATAGTTAGAGAAACAAGTGCTGAAGAAATGTACACCTATGTGGAAGGTTATGCAGATTATGATGACGAAGGCGACGATAAGGACCCTACAAAAATTGCGAAATTAAGACCTGGAAAAATGAAAAATAACCCTTATATATCACCTTTTGCTAATTTAGTTGGAGAATTACATGCGCCACCCATACGTGACGGCAGAATAAAAAAAGAAGAAACACTATTAAAGCGAATGCAAGAAGTTGTGGATAATAGTTTTAAAATTAGTTTTACTGCAGATATTCATGACATGGAAAACAATGGGTATAATTACCAACATGCAGAACTTGGCGACCGTGTATTTTTAGTTGATGAGCGTATAAACTTAGATACCGAAATTCGAGTAGTTAAAATTGAACGTAATTTTGATGCTAGAGGTAAAATGTCTGATATTAAAATCACTTTTGGCACTCTTGGCGACGGAGAAACTTTTGCGTCTAATTTAAACAGTGCAATGGCTACAGTTAATGATTTGATGACGGGTAAAAAAGTTTTACCAAATGAAAGTTTAAGTTTAATTACGCAATCAATGGTAAAAAAAATACAGGATACATCTAGTGAATTGGTTTTTGATAACAATGGTATACACGCGATAGATAAACAGAATGCCAATAACATTGTTACCTTAAATAGTAATGGCTTATATCTATCAACAGACGGTGGGCGAACAGGTAAAACGGCTATCACTGCCGAAGGTATCGCAGCAAATGCTATCACAACAGGTTCTTTAAATGCAAATCTCATTACTGTAACGGGTGGCAATGCAGATAGATATATAGAAATGACTTCTGATTTTTTAGCTTTGTATGGTACTTATACACGTACTTGGCAAGGCGAAACCTCAACAAATAATGTATTCACTAGAATGAGAGATGGTCATTTAAGATTTAGAAATAATGATTTAGACCGTTCAATTTATATATCTGACTTCGGCATTTCAACGTATTTAGACGGTAGTGAATCTGATGCTTCGGGTACATTAGAATTTTTTGATTACACATATAGTGGATGGCGTGGCGTAACATTAAACTCTGGTATGGGTGTTGTTGCTCTTAGATCTGATTCGAATAGAGTTATGTTAGATGCAAATACAACAGTGAATATCGAAAGTGAAAAAGCCTCTGTCTATATTCGACCTATGAAAGAAAACAGGAATGGAAATAATGAATTTAGGTTTTGGGTTAAAGATAATCCGCAAGCTGATGATACAGATGGAATTTTAAGTTATGGTTCAATTACTACAGGTTCAGAATTTGGTTCAGGTATAAGATTTGACAAAAACAAAGGGACTTCCTTTGTATATGCTACAAATAATAATGGTGATATTGGTTCAGGAGACTTTTATGCTAGAGATTTATACGGAATGTTGAGAGCTAAAGATACTAATGCCTATGTAGGAGTTGATGGCGCATTACGTGTTACTGATGCGAAGGGGAATAATGGCGGTCAACCTAATTATAAGGATATTCAATGTAAAGATATACAAGCTAATTCAATACGTACTGACGGTGGCAATTTTTATATAGGTTGTTCTACCGAAGAAGTAAGGGTAACAAACAATCTACTTTATAATGGTGGAGATATTGGATATAAACCAATTAAGGCATCAGATTTTAAAAATGCTTCTTTAGAAGAATATAAAGAAAATATCAAAAAGTGGGAGTTTGACGCACTCAACGATATAGTGAATGAAACTGAATTATACACATTTAATTATAAATCAGATGAAAATAAAGAAACACGACACGGATTAATAATTGGAGAGGATTATAAGACACCCGAACAATTAATAAGTGGTGATAGCATTAACCTTTACGCTATGATTACATGGGCATTTAGAGCAATACAACAACTTAATGAGAAAATTGAGGTGCTAGAAAATGGAAAATAAAAAAGTTGATGATAAAGATATAAAAATAGCATTACAAAAGAAACAAATTGATGACCAAAATGAAATCATCATCAATCTTCAAGTTCAAATTGAAAAACTTTATAGAGAAAATCAAGAATTAAGCAAGCCACAGTCAGAGTAGATTGTGGCTTTTAAATTTGTACAAGGGAGTTGAGAATGTGAAAGACAACGAAACAACGTATAAAATGTTTTCTATCCTTATGCTTGGTGTAGGTTTGATGATGTTTGAGCGAGGGTTCTTTTGGACGAAAGAACAAAATGACGTATTAGATGATAGCGATTTTTATATGGCGCTTCATCAGATTATGCCAATTTGGATGTGGGGCGTAATGGGTATGATTTTTAGTATACTCATCATCATTGCACCTTTCTTTTTACCTAAGCAACATATCAATAATAAATTTAATTATCTATGCTTAATAGGAGGTACTGGAAACGGTATCTTCTATTTTTTAATGACTTCGGCATCTATATATAATGCGATTAATTGGTTGACACCTTTGCAATTTGCAACGTTTACCACAATCAATATTTTAATAGGTTTTTACGGGGGTGCTGCAGTTGTCAGAAAACGATAGCCGTTTTGTAACACGTACAGAATGGCTCGATAACAACATTAAGGTTGACGAAAAGATAGATAAAGTTGATAGAAAACATACAGATGCTTTAAACAACTTATCTGTAAAAGTAGAACGCCAAAGCGTTTTACAAGAACAATCATTAGAAAGTCAAAAGAAGTCAGAAAAACACCTAGAAAAATTGTCAGAAACTATGGGCAGTTTTGGAACTAAATTCACAGATATGGAGTATCAAGTAAAGGATCATAGTAGACAGCTCGAAACTGTTAGCGAAGTGATTAAAAAGAAAAAAGATTATAGCGCAACAGTTGTAGGTGCAGTGATAACTGGTATTTTTGGCGTAATAGTAGCGTCAATCGGTTTTGCAGCTGCATTCTTTTAAGTCGGCACTTATGTGTCGGCTTTTTATTTTGAATAAGGAGTGGAATAAAGATGAAAACAGATGTAGGTTCGATTGCACGCACAATCGCTTTGGCGTTAGCGTGGATAAATCAAATTTTAGCAATGAATAAAATATCACCAATTCCAGTAGACGAAATGACTATTAGCACAGTGATTACTGGTGTGGTTTCTTTGATAACTTGGTGGAAAAATAATAATTTCTCTCACGCAGCACAAAAAGGGCAACAAAAAATACATGAAGTTAAAGCAGGTACAGACTCAACAGGCGCTGCACCTAGAATGAATGGAGATGATTTATAATGACATCAATTAGAACGTATAAACAAGCTATAAGTTATTTAAAAAGTTTAGAGGGGAAAGCAGTAAATCCTGATCGCGCTTTTGGATATCAATGCTTCGATGTAGCAAATCAATATTGGTTATACCTATTCGGTCATACTTTAAAAGGTGTAGGCGCTGCGGATATTCCGACATGGAACAATTTTACTGGTGAAGCTACTGTTTATGAAAATACATTATCATTCTTAGCTAAACCCGGAGATGTTGTAATTTTCAATAGAAATTATGGAGAGGGTTATGGTCACGTTGGTATCGTCATCTCTGCTACTTCTAACTCTATAACGATACTCGAGCAGAATTGGTTGGGTGGCGCTTATTGGACACCACCAGAAGTAACTACGAGACGCACACATGGTTACGATTTCCCTATGTTTTTCATACGTCCGTTCTTTGCTAAAGCAACGACTAAAAACAAAGTTAAAAGCAAAGCTAAGCCGGTTAAGAAAGTGAAAGCTAAGAAAGGCAAGAAAATATTACTTGTGGCAGGTCATGGTAAAGGTGCTTATTCAAACGATCCGGGTGCAGTAGCAAATGGATATAATGAACGTGATTTCAATCGTAAAAACATCATACCAAGAGTTAAAAAGTATCTTGAAAGTGTAGGTAATACAGTTGTTTTATATGGTGGCAAATCAATGAACCAAGACTTGTATCAAGATACGCTATATGGACAACGTGTAGGTAACTATTCAGATTACGGTTTATATTGGGTTAAAAAGAACGTGAAACCTGATGTGATTGTAGAATTCCACTTAGATGCTGCTAGTCCACAAGCAAGTGGCGGACATGTCATTGTAAGCGACAGATATCCTGCAGACGATATAGACAAAGCGTTATCTAGCGCTCTAGGTAAGACAGTTGGCAAAATTAGAGGCGTGACACCTAGAAACGATTTATTAAATGCTAACGTTACTGGACAACTCAATTTAAATTATAGATTAATCGAGTTAGGTTTTATAACTAGTAAAAAGGATATGGACTATATCACTACACACCTAGATAGTTTTACTAAGCGTATTGCAGAGGCTATCAATGGTAGGCAAATCAATGCGCCTAAGAGCAAACCGTCTAAAATAAAAACAACGTGGAATTGGGCTGGTAAGTTTACTGCCAATAGTACAATTAAAGTACGCAAGTCACCCGGACTTAAAGGCACTGTGGTTGAAAGTGGCTCATGGTTATACAATGGAGATTACGTTCCGTTTGACCAAGTAATCAAGAAGGATGGATACTGGTGGGTTAGATTTAGATATGTTCAACCCGGTTCAAGCAAAAAAGATTTCTATTGCGCCGTTTGTAAAATTACAGATAAACAACAAAAAATAAAAAATGAGAAATATTGGGGTAAAATAGACTGGAAATGATATAATTAAATTACCACGACATTACACAAGGGTAGTCCTAGTGACTGCCCTATTTTTTTATGTTAAACGTATACTTAAAAAATACAAAATGTTTATAAAATTTATATTCTTTATCTTAATATTAGGTTATACTGATATAAAAAAAGTTTGGTGATGAAATGGAGTTTAAATTAAATTTACCTGAACAATGCCCGCCTGGAAATGCAATATCTGTTAATTTAGCGCCTGTATACAGATTAGTTGATGGAGAAGAAGTAAGTTCTTCTGATTTATTGAGTCATGTAGAAGCAGGTTTGAGTTTCCCACCTGGACAAGAATGTCAAGCCCATGCAATATCTTTATTCCAAGATATTGAGGGATGTAAAAGACAACAAAAGAAATTTAAAAAGCTAAGAAAAAAGAGTATATACCAAGGTCAAATAACAAAAGATTGTGGAGTTGTAGATATATATCTAAATAAGAGCCACATAAATTTATGGGTGTTTAAAGATATAGATTTATTAACAATCTTTAAAGGAGATGAAAATAATGAGCATCGAATTTGAAGAACTTACAAGATTTGAATATGAGTACATTTTTGAATATTATGATATGCCTCTGTTTTTTATATTAAAATCTCCTAATAATGAACTTTATCTTAATTATATGATTGATGAAATAAATATAGATGAATACAAATGGTTTTTTTCAAGAATATCTAGAATCGAGTTAGATCGTATTTTAAACAATTTTATAGGTATTAAATCTTTTCTAATTCAATTAATAAATGAAGAAAGAATGGAATATTTGGTAATTAATAATAAAGAACAAAGCTTATCTTTTAATAAAGTAATTGAATTAAAAGATGACGAATTGCCTTTAGAAGATTATAAAGTAGAATACGATTACCTTAGAAATGAGAAAATAGAGAATCAAGAAGAAAATATTAGAATCGACAGTAGTGAATTTGATTTGATATTAAGAGATGTTAATAATTCACACTTAATTGATGTTAACATACTAGCTAATATATTAGGTAAAATGGAAATGCTATACACAAATATTAGTAAAGGTTATTCTAGTTTAAAAGTTGAAGCCGTCTATCCCTCATCTTTTGGATTGAGATTAGTGGGGGAAGAAGATTTATTGAATACATCTGAAAAGACATTAGAAAATATTTTGATATTATTTAATAATATTAAAGAATCAAACTTTTCTAATATAGAAGAAAATCTTAATATTGATAAGTTATATGATCTTAAGGCAATAAATAAAGCTAAACAATTAGTTGAAGATATTTATAAATACAATATTTCTCTAGAAATTAAACCGAAACAAAATGTTGAGTATTCTCATTTTATCGATAAAGAAGATAAAAGCAAATTTAAAAAATTAAGTGATTTTATAGATCAAATAACTCCTATAAAACAAACTAACATTGAAGTTAGTGGTGTTCTAACTTCTATTAACATGAACTATAGTAAATTTTCAATTATAGGTGAAGATAATATTAGATACAGTGGTAAATTAGATAAAAAATTTAAAGAAGATATAGCTGATATTCAATTCGTTATTCCTGCTAAAATTAAAGCTGAATTAAGCAAAATAGAAAAATATAATTTCGAAAAGGACGATTATGACATTAGTTATGAAATGAAAAACTATCATCAAACAATTGATTGA